CTGTGAGCACACCAGCGCCTGAAATTAATGTCCCGTGTGAAAAGGTGCACCCTAGGAGCACCAAACGCCATGGTGGGACCTCGTGTAGTTTCCTCTTCAATGCAGTAAACAACTGCTGACTGGTAGTAACACTCAGCAACTTCATCCTCAGCGATGTAAGCTTCTCTCAGGTAGGTACATATCTCATGAGGCAAATTGTACTCATCATAATCATGCTGAACTCCATAGAACCTATTCATGTAGCGCACTAGAGCATATGTGGGGGGAAAAAGACCATAATCTTCAGAATCATCGGACTCTTCCTCTTCACTCATGTCCTCATTCTCGAGCCACATGCCCGACTGGGCTTCTCGCGGTCTACTCAGCTTCAATAAAGCTTCAGGATAACAACACACAGTTGCCTCATAACGTGCTTTAAGATCTTCCACTGACGGTGGCCGATAGTAGTCACGAATCTTGAAACCTTCATCATCTTTGATATCAAGCAAGGGCGCAAACACCTGCGCATAGTTCTCATAGGTCTCCTCTCCATGGAGATAGGCCTCCGAGAGAGCTTGGGCCATGTTGCCAGCTGTAATCTCTGCCATGGAAACCACTGAACCTTTGGGTAGTCCTTTGCAGAAAAGTAACGATCTATTGACCGAATCCAAATCTAGCGCCCCAACTCTTACACCAAGTTGGGGGTGCTTGTGAAAAGTACGCTTCAGAAAACTGATCTCTTCAATAGACTTAAATGGCACTTTAGACACCTCTTTGTTAGCATCAGTATAACTAATGCCAATAAGGGCGAGCTCATCATGTGCACTGATCATGTTAAAGAGTGGCTCATCAGGGTGAGTGTCAAAATTGTTATCATCGCCATAGGTGATGAGGGCTACCATTTCATGGAAGTATGGTATCATGCCGAGCTTCATCACTTGGCCCTGAGGCAATTGTTTGGCGTGCATTGAATAATATGCATATCGAAGATACAGACATCCAACTAAGCCATTGATGACTACTGTCAGGGGGTGACCAGAAGGCCCAGAGCCAAAAGCTTTAAA